TTTAAGAGCCTCTGATAAAAAAAATATTTCTAGGCTTATCGCCTATATGCATACTTACAGATTCCTGCATCAAATATCAAATTATTCTTCTCAGGATAACAGAGAGCTTTTTGAAAGCAGTTTTGTTCGATATACCCATGATAAACCGGACTTGACACAAGAGGAAGTTGATCAGTATATTGTCCTTTCTGCAGAGGTCGTCATAGCTTCTAATATTCAAATCAGAGTAGAAAGACTGCAAGAGCTTTTAGACCAAGCGGCCGAAGAAACAGAAGGAAAAAGAATGGCTATGAGTTTGGTTGAATCTATCAATACAGCGCAAACAGAATACAATCAGTGCGTTAACAGACAGACGAAACTCCTTAACGAACTAAAAGAGAAGAGGAGTCAGAGACTTAGCAAGCAGATTAAAGAAAATGCTTCTATTCTAAATTTAGTAGAGATGTGGAAAGACGAAGAGTCTCGTCATAAAATGATTAAGCTCGCTGAAATCAGAAAGAAAGCCTTAGAAGAAGAAGTCGAAAGACTTTCTACAATGGACGAAATTAAATGTCGAATCATGGGGCTAACAGAAGAGGAGGTCCTTAATGGTTGAATGTAAAGAGTGCGGCAAAACTTTTCCATCAGATAGGAGCCTGCATGCTCATTTAAAAAGTCATAAGCTAAAAGTAAAAGATTATTACCACAAACATTTCCCTCGTCGAGACAAGTACGATAACGAATTAATCAAGTTTACTAATAAAGAAAGCTACTTCGCAACTGACTTTAACAATAAAAACAATTTAAAAAAATGGATGGCTCATGTAGAACCGCCAGTAGCAAAAGAATATTTTAAAAATTTTCTTATCGGCAGAAAACAAAAAAAAGATTTAGAGTTCGCCCCTTGTCAGGTTGAACTTAGGTCCCTCATGAGTCCATCAGTAGCCTACTATCAAAAAGTATTTGGAGACTATAACGAAATATGCGAAGAGGTAGGCCTAGCTACTAAATACAAAACTATATCAGAACCGCTCGCTTATAACCCTGAAAAATATAAGCACGAAAAAATTTATATAGATACCAGAGAACAGCAACCTCTAGACATCATGGGGATACATACAGAAGTCAAGGGTTTGAAATATGGCGATTATACTTTGAGTAATAAAGAGCTTACGTGCAATTGTTATATAGAAAGAAAATCAATACAGGATTTGATAGGAACTCTAAGTGGCGGTTACGAAAGGTTTTGCGATGAGATAGAAAGGGCTGAGGCTGAAAATGCGAATTTAATTGTTCTCGTAGAAAACGATTATAACGCAAGCTTGATGTTTCATAAACTAAAAAGAACTTACAAGAAAAACGTAAGGACGAATCCTCAACATATATTTCATAATATTCGTACAATTATTCAAGAATATCCGAACGTACAATTCTTGTTTGTGAAAGATAGAGTAGAATCAGTCAGAGTTATGAAAAGGATATTTTTTAGCGATTGTAAGTACAAGGAAATTGATCTGCAATATGCTTACGATTTAAAATTGTTATGAGAGGTCATATAGTGCTAACCTACGAGCAGGCTTTATTAATTATCTTGTTCATCATCCTTATTGCATATTTAGACTAACATGTGGTACGCTCCAGAAAAATATCAACGAAATGTCAAAGATACTAACTTAGAGTTATTAGAACTAAAAGGAGAGTTAGAGTCTAAAGCCGCGAAAATATCTTTAGCTAAGTTTCTTCGGGCTAATTTAGGATTTACAGTAGAGCTTATCTCAGGGATAAAGCTGGCTCCTTTCCAAGAAATTACTCTTAAAGGGTTTTTTAACAGAAACTTTAACATGTGCGTCTGGGGGCGAGGATGCGGTAAGACTTTTATCGCGTCCGTGTACTGCTTTTTACAATGCATTTTCGAGCCCAATACAAAAATTCTAATAGCCGGACCAACGTTTCGTACGGCTAGATTCATATTTCAAAATTTAGAAAAGATAGTTGAGAGCAAAGGGGCTGAGCTACTTGCTCAAGCTTTTGGCGCGAAGTCTAAACGTAACGACCAATTCGAATGGAGAATAAACGGTGGAAGTATTACAGCGATACCTTTAAGCGGCGAAAAGATTCGTGGTTTTCGCGCTAATATTCTTGTGCTTGACGAGTATCTGTTACTACCAGAAGAAACTATTAAAACGGTTCTTATGCCATTCTTGGTTGCGCCGCAAGACATGGCTGAAAGAATTAGGGTTAGAGAGATAGAAGATTCTCTGATTAAAAGCGGCAAGATGGAAGAGAAGGATAGAATGGTATTTGAAAACAAATCAAAAATGATAGCTCTGTCTTCTGCTAGTTATAGTTTTGAGAATTTATACAAGACCTATAAAGAATGGATGGGCAATATTTATTCTGACGATATTTTAGACTCTAAATATTTTATATCTCAAATGGGGTTTGATTCCGTGCCACCTGACATGATAGATAAAACTGTTATCGAAGAGGCTCAGTCGGGAGGCTCATCCAACTCCTCTTTTCAGCGGGAATATTGTGCGCAATTCACAGATGGTAGCGATAGTTATTTCAGCGCAAAGAAAATGCATGAATGCACTGTGCCTGACGGAGAAGCGCCGCATACTTTAGTGACGGGGAATCCGGAAAAAGAGTATATACTTGGAATAGACCCCAGTTTTAGCAACAGTCCTAGTTCTGACTATTTCGCGATGTCGCTTCTCGAGCTAGACGAAGGATCGTATACCTTAGTTCATTCTTATGCAGTAGCCGGAGGAGATTTAAAAGATCATATTAAGTATTTATTTTATCTGTATAAAAACTTCAATATAAAAATGATAATTATAGATAACGCAGGTTATCAGTTTATTGACAGTGCAAATGAATCCGAGGTTTTCAGAGAGGCTGGTTTAGAAATTAAATTTTTTGATTTCAACACAGAAAAACAAGGGATAGAATATGATAAGGAACTTAAAAAAGTCAAAAGAGCTTACAGCCCGAAAGACGACATAGTTTGCTTTAAACAAATCTTTAGTTCTGATTTTTTAAGAAACGCTAACGAATATTTACAATCTTGTATAGATCACAAAAGAATATTTTTTGCTTCGAGAACAGCAGCTTCAGGCAGTTTTTTCTCTAAAGTATCTTCGGCTAAAGTCCCTCTCAAAATGACTCACTTTAACGATATAGGAGAAATGATAGAAACTCAAGATACTTTGATTTATCAAACTAAGAAACAATGTGCTCTTGTGGAGGTTAAATCCACTGCAAAAGGCACTCAAACGTTTGACCTCCCGCAACACCTCCGAAGAAGCACTTCTGCCAATCGTGCCAGAAAAGATAATTATACAACATTAATGTTAGGTAATTGGGCTGTTAAAGCCTATAATGATATGAAGAATATAAAAGTCGAAGAAGTTAATGCGACTTTTGTTCCAAGGATGATCGATTAGGTGTAATTTAAAGTTAAAATGGCAGTTAAAAGAAAAGTTAAGAACGAAAACACCGTTAACGAACCGCTAATGGCGGGCGGAGATTTTATTGAAACTGCCGCTTCTACTAGATCGCGGCGCAATAAAGCTGGATCTATTGAACGCACTGATAGGTATCGAAATATAGATGACGGGATAATTCCATTTAGATATTCTCAAGGAGTTACTAATAATTCAAGCTTGGATATTAGAGATACGATAGTACTTTGTCAAAAAGCTTATTATAACTTCTCAGTTTTTAGAAATACTATTGACTTAATGACAGAGTTTTCTATGAGTAATATCTATCTTACTGGTGGAAGTAGAAAAGCTAGAGAGTTCTTCGATGCTTTATGCAAGAAGATAAACATGAATAGTCTGCAGAGCAAGTTCTTTAGAGAATACTACAGGTCTGGGAATGTCTTTATTCATAGATTCGATGCTAACGTTTCTCAGTCCGACGTTACTAGAATGACTCAAACTTTTGGATTAAGTTCAAATGCTTCTTTCAAACTCCCAGCTAGATACATTATCCTCAACCCTGCTGATATTCAAATCTCAGGAAATATCACTTTTGCCACGGGAGAATTCAAAAAAGTTCTCACTGACTATGAACTAGAGAGATTAAGGCATCCGAGAACAGAAGAAGACCGTCAGGTTTTAGAAAGTTTCGATCCCGAAACTATTAAGAAGATTAAAGGAGAAGGAAATAAAAAGCCGGGTTATAATGCTGTTAGTATTCCTTTGCCGCTAGATAAAATTACCGCAGTCTTTTACAAAAAGCAAGATTACGAGCCTTTCGCAGTGCCGATGGGCTATCCTGTCTTAGAAGACATTAACTGGAAACAAGAAATGAAGAAGATGGACATGGCTCTTACTAGAACCACGAATCAATCTATTCTTCTTGTCACTATGGGGGCAGAGCCGGAAAAAGGTGGAGTAAACCAAAAGAACCTTTTGGCTATGCAGAAACTATTTGAAAATGAATCCGTAGGGCGTGTTCTTATTTCTGATTATACTACTCAAGCAAAGTTTGTCATCCCTGATATCGCAGGAATACTTGATCCTAAAAAATATGAAGTATGCAACCACGATATTCAAATGGGTCTGAATAATATTCTCCTTAGTGATGAGAAGTTTGCTAATTCAAGTATTAAAGTCCAAGTGTTTATGGAAAGACTTAATGAAGGAAGAAAAGTATTCATTAATGATTTCTTAATGCCGGAAATTAAAAGAATCTCTAAGGAGATGGGCTTTAAAAATTATCCTACTCCAAATTTTGAAGACTTAGATCTCAGAGATAATTCTGTTTACGCTAGAGTATATACTAGGCTTGTTGAACTAGGAGTTTTAACTCCAGAAGAAGGCGTCCAAGCTATAGAGTCTGGCCGTATGCCGACTACCGAAGAGTCTATAGAATCTCAAGAGAAGTTTAGAGAGTTAAAAGATAATGGTTTGTACGAGCCAGTGTTAGGTAATAAACCTCCTAAAGAAATTCCTGCGCAAAAAGCTAAGCCTGTCCCGCAGCAAAAAGGCAGACCAGAAGGTACAGGCAGGCCAAAAGAAACAGATACTAAAAATCCTATAGGATTAAAAGCAGAGAAACAGACTAGGTTTAGCTTAACTAAAGTCAGAGACAATTTAAATTTAGCAGATAAGCTAAATTCGGAAGTTGAAGCATCTTTAAGGCAATTACATAATCGTAAACGATTGAACAAGACTCAAAAAGAAATTGCTCAACAAATTTCCAATATAGTAATTCATAATGAGGACCCGGATAATTGGTTAGCTAAAGCTGGAAGATATGCAGCTGAGCCAGTTGATAGAAACGACGAAAGAGTCAAAGAAATTCAGTCCATAGCTTACGAACATCAAGTAGATGACTTCTTGGCGGGTATATTGTATTGCAGTAAATATGATGAAGAATAATGTCAAGAATTATTTACAATGTCGAAGGACTTTTCGTAGGACCGTCTGGCAATAATTTTTTAAATTATGCGGGAGGGGATTCTCATAACGATTATTCCAATACTGTTATAAATGATAACTTAATCAAACAGTTAGATAGAGTTCAGGCGCTATCTTACGATATTAGTATTCCTCATCATCAAGTAGCTCAATTAAACACACGGTCTGTAGTAGATAGACCAATTATAAGTCCTCCCGAAGTAAGTTTTTCATTTTCTTATCTAGTTTCAGACGTTTCAAACGAAGCTAAGATGGGGTTATATGTTAATCATCCTAGGTTTGAATATCCTTACGAGGGAGCTCCGCTCTTTTCTAATAACACCGGACAATCTTTAATTTCTGGATTTGCAGAAGATGACGAAACGAAAGAAGGTTTTAAAGATAAGAAAAACTTTTATTTAGTTGTCCGCTCAGACAAAGAGGACTTAAATCAAACAAATAACGACGCGTTACCAAGTTTAGAAGTAAGAGACACAAATGGTTTAATCCCTCCTAGCTCTGTTAGCATAGGAGATGTTCCCTACTATCACCCTCATAAAGATATAGTGGATATGAAAAGTAGCGGGCACAACGTAATTGCTTTTGGCAACTGTTACATGACTTCTTATTCTACAGAAGCTTCTATAGGAGACTTCCCTAGAGTCGATATTTCTTATGTATCAGAAAATGCAATGTTCTATACAAGCGGCAGTGGCTTTGCAACTCCAACTATAGAAACAAAAAGTGGGACACAAATAAGCGGTGTAGAGTGCGTCATTCCGAAGATAAAAGTAAGGAATCCTATATCAGTAGTTAGGCCCGGAGATATAAACT